GACGTGGCGATGTGGATTCAATGAGTTTTGGTTTCAGCGTTCCTAGTGGTGGTGATCGTTGGGGTGCTGACGGTATGACCCGTGAACTGAAGCAGATACGTTTGCATGAAGTGAGTGTGGTTACAGGGTTCCCTGCCTACTCTGCCACTTCTGCAGCATTGCGGTCTTTAGATATGTTGGCTGATGCCACAGGTTTAGATGCCAACAAACTTGCTGAAGCCTTAACGATGTTGGAGAACGGCAAAACCCTTTCAACAGATCACGCTGACCTGCTTGCAGAAACCGTGAACAAACTTCGTGCAGAACCACAACCAACAGAGGTTGCCGGGTCTCTAGCATTAAAACGCAAGCAGATTGATTTGTTACTAAATCGCATCTAGTCTTGTTCAATCGGATGTGAGGAACCTCTACCGATAATCGTGGTGTGCGGAACCGCTACCTCACAAATCCAAACCATTTATCAAACAGGAGAAACTATGTCGTACATCGACCGTCAAGTAGAACTCCGCAACCGTGCATGGGAAGAGGCTAAAGCCATTCTTGATGTTGCGGAAGCAGAGAAGCGTGATTTAAGCGCAGAAGAAGAAGTTAAGTATGCTCGTATCAATGAGGATCTTGGCAAACGTGGTGAAGTAATTTCTAGCCTTCGTGCAGATGAAGAGCGTGAATTGCGTTTGTCAGAAGCAACCCGTGGCATTGAAGATCAGGTTCGACCTGTTGCAGGCAAATCTGTAAGCAATGACGCAGAAACAATCCGCAGCCTTGCTCGTGGAGAGATCCGTTCAGCAACCTTTGAGAAGCGTGACGTAATCACGACTTCAACAGGCGCACCTGTACCAACGTCGTTCTACGATCAGATCGTTGAGCACATGGTTCTTGTAGGCCCAATGTTGCAAACATCTACAGTTATCAACACCGCAGGTGGCGAAGCATTGCAGATCCCACGCACCAACGCATACAGCACAGCAGCACTTACTGCACAATCCTCAGCATTCGCTGAATCAGATCCAACCTTCCAAGCCTTCACAACTTTGAACGCTTTTAAGTACGGTTTCTTGATCCAAGTTTCGTCTGAAATGGTTGCTGATAGTGGCGTTGATCTTTTGGGCTTCCTTGCTCGTGAAGCAGGAATCGCAATCGGCGTTGCTGTAAACACGGCACTCACCGTTGGTACTGACACCACAATGCCAAACGGTATTGCGGTTGCTTCAAGTTTGGGCGTAACAGGTTCAACTGCTGTCTCAGGTGCTTTCACCGCAGACAACTTGATTGACCTTTCTTACAGCGTGAACTCAATGTACCGTCGTCAGCCCGGCACAGGTTGGATGTTGAACAACACCTCACTTGCTGCTGTACGCAAACTTAAAGACACCACCAATCAGTACCTCTTCCAACCATCGTTGCAGATGGGTCAGCCTGACATGCTTTTGGGCTTCCCAATCTACGAAAACCCTGATGTGGTTTCTCCTGCAACTTCGGCTAAGAGCGTTCTCTTTGGTCACATGCCTTCGTACTACGTACGTCAGGCAGGCGGAATCAAGTTTGATCGTTCAGACGAATTTGCATTTGCTAACGACCTCATCACCTTCCGTGCGTCAATCCGCATCGATGGCGATTTGCCACAAACAGTAGCAATCAAACACTTCGTTGGTGCTTCTTCGTAACTAACGAAAACAGATGTGGGTGTACTAGACAGCGCAGGGCTAGTACACCCACTCTTGCGCACTCCTGCCATTTAACTGCGGAAAAGGGATCATGGGTAATGCTCGTAAATATAAGAGGAACAATCGTGGAACTCCCGATACCGGAAGCACAACAACTTCTGAGGTTGGGTTACGCACAGGAACTAGAAACAGCAACAATGCAAATGGGAGACAGATTCTCTTCTACTCCAATGCGCCGTGGGCAGCAACAGGCTACGGGCAACAAGCAGCGCAACTCTCCACAAGGCTCAAAGAAGCAGGGAACAATGTTGCCATCCACGCCAACTACGGATTAGAGGGTGCAACTACCGTTTGGAACGGTTTTACGGTTTACCCTAAAGGCAACGCAATCTATTCTGATGATGTTGTTGTGGCCCACTATCTTGAATGGGCGCATAGGGAACCTGACCTAAAACCTTTGTTGATGACTCTTTACGATGTGTGGGTATTCAAAGCAAAATCTTTTGATGCTGTAGATCAGATCGTGTCATGGGTTCCGATAGATCACACTCCTTGCCCACCTGATGTGTTGGCGTGGTGCAATCGACCCAACGTGACCCCGGTAGCGATGAGCCTGTATGGGCAGAAGATGTTGCATCAGGCAGGTGTTGATGCTTTGTATGCGCCACACGGTATTGAGTCTGTGTTCAAACCTTTGCCGGGTGGCAGAGATATTTTGGAGATTCCTGAGGATCGTTTCGTGGTGATGATGAACGCAGCGAACAAAGGAACTGTGCCTTCCCGTAAAGCATTTGGTGAGAATATCCTTGCCTTTGGTGTTTTCTGTAAGAAGCATCCTGAAGCCTTACTGTATTTGCATACAGAAAAACACGGGGTGCGTGGCATCAACCTTGTTGATCTGTTGAAAGCCTGTGGCGTTCCTGAAGCCAACTATCAGTTCGTTGATCAGTACGCATATCAGATGGGCGTTTCGCAAGAGGTTTTAGCCAAGTTTTATTCTGCTGCTGATGTGTTGTTGGCTGTGTCGATGGGTGAAGGTTTTGGTATTCCTGTGATTGAGGCACAAGCCTGTGGTACACGGGTGATCACTTCTGATCAGACAGCGCAACCTGAACTTGTTGGGGATGGGTGGCTTGCCAAATCTCAACCGTTTTGGGATCACACACAGAACTCTTTTCTGCATACACCTATCACGGAATCTATTTTGGAATGCCTAGAACAAGCATGGGCTGCACCCCGTACAACGTCGCAGGATGCGTTAAACCACGCTAAGCACTATCAGGCAGATGAAGTCTTTAGAACCCATTGGAAGCCCATCATGGGGCTTCTCAGTTGAGTGTGGCTTGGCTGACCCACCATCTTCCTGTTGAAGATACGGGTGGGGGCAAATGGTTACCGGGCAAGTATCGGGGTGGGGCAGAACTCTCTGATCAGGCCTACAGGGATTGCGCACCACCTTGGATAGAGATTGATTTGATTCCTGCTGCTGAATGGGAACGGGCGTTGGATCATGAACGCATTGTGATCACAGGTACAGATATGCTTTCAGAGGAAGCCATGTGTGTTCTTGCGGAACGGGAACCGATGGTTTTCATACACCATGAACAAGACGAATCGGGTGGGCGTTTGCAGTTGATCAACAACGCTGCCCCATTCGTTTGTCATACCCCGGCACATTTGGAACGGGAACTGTTGTGGACAGAACCACAATGGTCAGAGTTGGTCTTATCTCATTTCGACACAAGCCAATGCCACAACCGTGAGAAGCGTGAGTTTGCGCTGTGGGCTGCACGACTCCATCCGCTGAAAGGTTTGAATCAGGCTAAATTTTGGGCAGCGTCAGCAGGTTTTGATTTAGCGATTGCGTACCGTTCTAGTCGTGAAGAAGTATTGAACCTGATGAGTTTTGCTGAAGTGTTTGTGCATCTACCGTTGAACTTTGAGAGTGAAGGCAGGGCTGTGATGGAAGCAGTTATTTCAGGATGCAGAATTGTCACCAACAAGAATGTTGGGTTGATCAGCGTTGATGGTTGGGATGACCCGTCTAGGTTGAAAGACATGGTTGATGAGGCAGGCACAAAGTTTTGGGAAATGGTATGCCGGTAGCAATCCTGATCCCGACGTACCACAGGGCCAACAAGATTGCTCAGGTGACGTTGAACGCTTTGGATTCCACAGATCATGCCAACGTGTATTTCATTGTTGAGCCTGATGACCACGAATCTATTTGTGCTGTTGTGGGTACGGTTGGCGCAAACCTGATATTGAATCGACGCAAAGCAAACTATGCCGGGGCTATCAACACGGGTGTGATTGATACTGATGAACCGTATGTGTTTGCAGGTGCAGATGATTTGAACTTTCATCAAGGATGGTTTGAGGCTGCCGTTGCCTTAATGAAGAAACCTGTTGAGGTTGTTGGCACTAACGATCTAGGCAACCCGTCTGTGATGTTGGGGGATCATGC